TCAAAGGTACATGTGCTGTCGCACGTATGCTTCGACCTCAGCGTTTTCCTCTGGCGTGCCGATGGTCAGAAGCCAGACGGCATTGTTCTTGCGCTGCACGTTGCCCTTGCGAAGGCATTTGATGAGTCCTGCGGCTTCGAGCTTCTTGGCGATTTTGCCGATGCGGTTGTAGGCCAGCTGCTCGCGCTTCGGATTGCGCGGCTCATTGCCGATCGCCACGAGCTCATCCATTGACTGTGGGAGCGTCATGCCCCAATCGATAGCGATTTTGAGCCAGCCGGAAGCGTAGGTGCGCGGCATCATGTGCTTCTCCTTTGCTGCCTTGTCCAGCGGCCAGTCAGCGGTGAGCCATGCCATGCGGCTGAGCAGGGCGTATTGCGCGAAGTCGAAACTGCGTGCGCCCTTGTGGGTGACGGTGAGTTTTCCTTGGCTTGCGAGTTCTTCGACTGCCAGCATGTTGCGGTATCCCATTTCACGGTCCATTTCCGACCTCCAAGCCATGCGTTACAATGGGTTTGGAAGTCTTTGAGTGAGGCTTCATGTTTTACCTCCGCGGTGCCGTTAACACTGCGGAGGTTTTTTGTTCTGAAACACATTATACGCTAACTTGCAAACATGTGTGTATGGCGTGTTGTAAACAAGGGCGCATATTAACCTTGCAAGCGGAAAATACTAACTTGCAAACATGAAATATACATATATACATATGTAACAATTTTCATTCTTTCATACAGCGCCAATGCGCCGAAATGAAAGAATATAAAGACTTATAAAGACTTATAAGGCAATATAAAAGCCCCACAATCGTGGGGCTTTGCTGTTCTTAGAGGCTGTTCACGGCATTGTAGAATTCCTGCGCGTCCTCGGCCTTCTTAAATTTCAGGGGCAGTGAGCGCAACGCACTGTATTTCCATGTGACCGTGCGCTTCTTCAACACCACGCCCTGCAGGTCGCTTACCTGGTATGCTTCGGTCTTCTTGTGCCGGTGCAGATACGTGGTGCCCATATCCACTTCCAAGCGATTCGCATAAAGCCGGATAGCTAAGAACAGTGGGTGGGCGAGCCTATCGCACTCATAGATAGCGCCCGGCGTCTTGGCCGTCGTGGAATCCGGCTCCTGCTGGCTTCCGCAGCTACAGGCCGTCGCCAGGAGAAGCGTCGCAGCTGTGATGGCAATGATTTTTTTACGCATTGAAAACCTTTTCTTTGGTATCGCTAAAGGTGATTCGTCCGTTAGGTGAGACGTTGAGCGTGGCTTGGTAGTCCGCAAGCACCTGCATGGTCACGTTCAGCTCGTCTGCTATCGACCATAGGTCATCGTCGTACATGTGTTCGAGCAATGCAAGCTCAGCAGGATCGACGAGCGTGAGGGCGGTCTGCGTTCGCGCCCGTCGCTCCTGCTTCGAACGATCGTTCGAACAACCGGTGTCGCCATGCTTCCAGTGCAGCAGCTCATGCGTGAGCACGCATCTTTTCGCGGTATACGTGAGTCGCCGGTCGATGAGGATTACGTCTGTGGAGGCGTCGTAGCAGCCCCATAATCCGTCCGGCAGGATGGCGCTGGACACGGTGACAGGCAGTCCGACAATGGCGCGGCGCATGGCACCGTAGGTCATGCGCCGGTCGATCGGCAGGTCAGGCAGGCTCGTCGTAATCCGGCCCAGCCTCTCCATTGATTGCCTCCTGCTTGCCATGAGCGTTATAGGCGGCAAGACCATAGCCGCCAGACCGCACCTTCGCTTCCGCTTCCTCAATCGCATGACGCCTCGAATTCGTCACGATGTCTTCTGCCGATATGCCGCTGGCATTGCTGATTCGTTCCAGGTCGCCGATTGTCAGAGGGCGGCTGAGATTCGCGTGTTTGTACCAGTAATCGCGGCTGAAGCCGCAGGCTTTCGCGAAATCGGCGACGGTCATGCCGCTGGCTTTCTGGATCCTTATGCACTCGTTCATTATCTGTGTGGCGAGTGGGGTCATTTCATTTGCTTTTCGTCCCATATCCATCATTATAGCCAAATAAATACCCAATTGTGCCCAATTTGTGAAGATGTGTATAAATGAGTACATAGATGTAGTTAATTAAATACACTGTGAAGTATCGAAAGGAACGCAGACATGATGAGTGTAAAAAAGACCAAGACCCCCGACCACTACCCGTGCGGCCACATGCGCGGCCCCGGCTGGCACGACTGGCGCGCCTGCCTCACCAAGCAGGGAATCGAGGAGGATGAATGGCCGGTCTGACGGAAACAGCCAGCAGAAACCTCAAAGCCGAACTCGCCAGACGCGACAAGACACGTGCCGACCTTGCAAACGCTTGGGGATGCACCCTCAAGACCGTCGACCAAAGGCTCAATGGAAGCATCTCGATGACCATCAAGGAAATCGAAGAAGCCGCACCGGTCTTTGACATGGACTCCATGCAGCTGCTCATGCTCCTCATCCAGCCGATTGACAGCATCAAACAATTCAAAGCCTAAGGAAACCGAACATGAGCCAGTTGCTTAACCCGCCGGCACCACCAGAATCGAGGAAAACCATGAAACCAAGAATCGAACTCATCGGCACCACCGGCTACGCCATCCGCATCCAGGAAGACAAGAGCGGCCAACTCATCGAACTCCACGCGGACGGCGAGGAAGTCCTTGCGGACATCCCCGAAAGCACCCTCGACAACTTCGCCTACACGCTCAACGACGACTTGGGGAACATGCGATGAGCCAATCATTCGAACTGCGAATCATCGAGGACGGCACGCACAGCAGTGACCACAGCTGCCTCATCGGACTCAGATTCGACATGGCAGACGGATACCAGGAACACATGCTCAACAAAACCGACCTCATGAACCTCCGCCGCGAAATCGGACGAACACTCAAAGAACTCAACCAGAAGAAGGACAAGAAATGAACATCTTCCAACAACGAGAACAAATCCTCGCGAACCTCATCGAAGCATGCAAGGACCACGACGAAGAGAAAACCAACCACCTGCTCAACCAACTCATGGAACTCGACAAGTCAGCCGAACAGAAGCCACTGCCAGAAGAACCGAAGAAGCAGGGCTTCTATGTCACCGCGAATGATGGTCGGCTCCTGCTTAAGGACATCGATGATGACTGGTCGGCACGCACATGTTATGACTCGTCTGATCCCATCTGGAATGGCAATAGACAGTATGCAAAGTGGCCGGAAGTCTGCGAAACGCTCCCGCCTGAAGCATTCCCGTTAAAACGAGTGAACACTGGGAGCGACGATGACTGA